GTTGATCATGTTAATAGAGTAGTTCAGTATGCAATTGAACAATCAAGACTCTATGAGAAAATGGGTGGGACTTTAGACTATACAGATGAACAGTTAGTATTCGCTGCTTTATTTCATGATTTAGGTAAAATAGGAGATGGTGACTCACCTAACTATATACCTCAGACTGATAAATGGAGACAAGACAAGCTTTCAGAGATGTATACCTATAATCCAGACTTACAGTTTATGTTAATACCAGACAGATCTTTGTTTATACTACAGAAATTTGGAATAGCAGTAGATCAAAAAGAGTTTTTAGGTATTAGATGTCATGATGGAGTGTTTGATAAAGCAAACGAGGCTTACTTTTTTAGTAATGTCGAATCATCAAGACAGAAAACATCATTAATATCAGTTCTACACTCAGCAGATTTCTTAGCTTCTAAGGTAGAATACGATATGTGGAAGAGAACAGGTGGTAATTCATCACCAACTATTAAAAAAACAAAAGCATCTACAGGTAGAAGGGTGAATTCATCAGAAGGCCTTAGTAAAATGCTTAAAAACTTATAATATGACACAATTTTTAACACTAACTAACATAATAATTACTGTTTTAGTTGCTTTATTGGCAACTTCTGTTTATATTATTAATAATCTACTAGTAAAAGTAGAAAAGTATGAGGATGTTACTGTTGATCAAACAGGATATCTTCAAAGAATCTCAGATTTGATTAGAGATTCGAAAATGCACCTAAGAAAGCTAGACGAAAAAGGGGTCTTTGCAAGCGATGACGAGGTCGGTTATTTTTTTGATAAACTAAAAGAAATACAAAGCGAGCTCGATAAATACATGCTCCCCGAAAATTATGGCAAGGAAGAAGGCAAAAGCTAACTACTTTACAAAAGAAACAGAACAATATATAGTTAAATACAATACTTCAACAGACTCGGAATATAGAAATAAAATCTTTACCGAGCATATATATCTGCCGTTTTATAAGTTAGCAGAAAATATTATACACACTTTCAAGTTTTATTATACAGATGTTGAAAAAATAGAAGATCTCAA